TGCCACCAAGAGAAACAACACTTTGAGTTTTCATGGCGAATGCGTCTAGGAGAGTATGGGGATGTGTGCAGGAAGTGCAACAACAAGAGAACTGGCAATGCTGAGAACAAAAAGATCCGCACAAAGATGCGCGAGGACGTTTGCTTCACATATAAAACCATGCTAAAATAGAGACTGGGTATGCCTGACATAATCATGTGCTATGGTGGGCACTGTCGTAGGAAGAAGAATTGCCACAGGTACACAGCACAGCCATCAGATCCAGTGCAAGATTATTTTTCCCATCTCCCAATCATAGAGGGAAAATGTGGGTACTTCATAGAAAACAAAGAGGCGAAAAGATGCAAGAAAATGAAGACGATGAAAAAGCTGCCGCCTTGACGGACGCTCTCTTCGCATTCCTTCATGAACAAAATGCGGAAGCCTCCACTGCCATAAAGGCAATGCTTGGAACGATAATATGCGTCTCAGTATTTCTGAAGATTGATAAGGCAATCCTTAGAACTTCATTCGATGAGGCATTAGATCATTACGATCGAGGAGAGGAGATTGCTCAGCAAATGGATTTAGAAAGGGGAACCAAACGTAGGGGAAGTAAATGATGAGATTGACAGAGAAACAACAAATGTCGATAGATTTCATGCAAACAGTATTCACATTTCTTAGAGAGAGAGAAGCTGATTCAGATAGGGCCTTGACTTTGACTATATCGGTAGTCGTTGTTTTGGCTGCACAAATTGGGCTCAGTAAGGAAGCGTTGGAAGGGGCATTTGCTTATGCTATCGATAATTATGACGGAATAAGGGGTAATTTGGAGGACTTAGAGTAAATGACGATTAAGGATAGACACACAAGGAAAGGACCATTTACAGAAGAAGAGTGCTTAAAAATTTATGAGATATCTGGAGAAATCACTGAGATGTTAGAGCGTCATGAGGCCTCGATTGTTATAGGAATCAGCTCCATGTTAGATGTGATTTTAGCTGCTATGGCCGTCCGAGGCCTCTCCAAGGAATCTGTGCAAGCAATCTTTAAGGATGGAGTAGATTCCTATGACTTCTTTTGTGAAGAAGCTGAGGAAGCCAAACGTGAGCGTGAAAAGGGAGGAACGGGTGATGGATAAGTATGAGCCTCTGAAAGGAACCATATTAACTGTGGGAGAGAAGGCACAAACTATGTCTGTGAGGAGCTTGTTTGACGATAACAACGTTTCTACGGAAGAAGCATTAAAAATCATAAAAGTATCAGAAAAAGCAAAGGAATTATTTAAGAACGAGGGCCTAAGCGATTCTAACAAACTGACACTCTTAACAAATTTAATTCGTGAGCAACTCTATTACATGGAGACTGGAGAGCAAGAGTTGAGCCTTCTGAGAGGAGTGTTGGACAGCTATTCAAGGCTCTGTGACATAGTTCTACAAGAAAGTGGGGATGAGGATGGGAAATAAAAAGACGGGATTGAGTGATTCCGAGACCAAGCGAATTATGTTACAGATCGCTGGAGTTTTTGATGAAAACAAACTCAGCAAAAAAGATGCAGCGAGAGTCGCAGGAGAAATGGCATTAATGACGTTGCTATCCTTAGGGGTGAAAAAATCGGAGGCAGCTGCCATTTTCCAGGTATTAAACAGTTCATACGCAGAGCTCTGGGATGCAAATGAGCACGAAACACTTAATGAGGAGATGAAAAAAAACGCAGCGAGAAAAAGCCCAGAGACAGGATTCCTTGAAAGTTTGCTTAAATTTTTTAAATCACCTATTGCCTAAAATATTCTATCTACGTAAATTTGATTTTATCAAAACTTTATGTCCTGGAGGCGTATGGCTAAGAAGATGGAACACGGCAAGAAAGAGATGGTGAAGCACAAGGTGAAGAAGGAAGTGATGGAGAAAAAGTCTATGCATCATGAGCATGATGGCAAAGATATGATGAAAAAACATCACAAGAAGGCAAAATAATGTCAGGGCCTTCTAAAACAAAACAAGCTCCTCCTGCCTCTCCAAAACCACCAATTAAGAAATAGTATGGATGCTAAAATCAGACGCATAGAGAAGGGCGTTAAGCATACAGAAAAGGATCTTAAGTCGCTTGAAAAGGCGGACAAGAAAAGAGACAAGCTCGTCGATGCTGGTAAGAAATCCATGAAGAAGGGCAAGTCTTGCTAAAGGATATGATTCTGTGGCTGGGAGCCGCCCTGATTTCCTTAGAGTTTCTGTTTATGGTGATTAATTTGTGATTGAGATAACCGTTAAGATTAAGTCAGAAGACACCACCATAGCTGAGAAGTTTCTGGTGTACGAGCCATTCCTTGTTTCTCCAGATGACCCGTTCCTCAAGGACATGATAGGGAAGACTCTGACCAAGACAAAAGAGCCATTAGTAGACCCAGAAATCATAGTTAAGATAAACTGCTTTTGGCAGTGATTAATTGCTAAACTTGCAAAAATGTAACTATATGAAAGAAAACCTACCCGAACCTAGAAAGATAAGACCTCAAGCTGTACCCGATGAATTAATCGGAGAAGCACTTAAAAAGTGCAAGGGACTTCAATACTTAGCAGCCGAGCATTGCGGCATCAATCCTACGCACATGAGTGAACGGATTAAGCTCTCTCCCTACCTAAGAGCGATTAGAGATGAAGCAATTGAGATGAGGCTAGATATTGCAGAAGTTAAGTTAGCAGACCTTACCGAGCAACAGAACCTAGGAGCTCTCATCTTCTTCTTGAAGACAAGAGGCAAGCACAGGGGCTACACTGAATCTAGCCAGGTGAATGTGGAAGGGTCTATCGTAACGCAGCATGAAACGATGATGAGTCAACTAGAGAAGGCTCAGTCTGACTTGAGGGCCGCTATTAGCACCTCAAGCACCTCGTAGAAATCGTAATGATTGACAGGTTGGTTGAGCGCGTGGGCTGGCAAACGATCTCGATTCTCTATCAAGCGTTCCAGGTGTTTTATGCTTTCTACTTTTAGGTTAGGATGCGCTGCGTCAGCCCCAACTTTACCTGCCTCATCCTTACTTACCTCCTTTACGACCACCTCGTTATCCTTGTCGTCGACTCTAAGAAAGTTAGCAAATGACTTGGCAGAGCATATGTACTTCTGCATGCCCCCTGAGATGCTTATCTCCCCACACCTACAGGACACGTAATCAGTCTCGTGGAAGCTCTCAAGAACATCTTTACACAAAGCACATTTTGCCCTATTCCTCATAATCCATTCCTTTGGTAGTATTCGAAATATGTCAGACTTGCTCTCATCAAAGCAACTTGAATTTATTCTCAAGTCCGTAGGCAAATGGAACTTAGCTCATGGGTCCGTTAGGTCGGGAAAGACCGTTGGGACTCTATTCCGTTTCATGCAGGCCGTGCACAATTGTCCAGACTCCCAAATCTGGATGATCGGGCATACCTCCACAACAATATACGACAATGCTGTGCGGCTAATCATGGAAGCAAAATACAACCCAAACGACCCATTGAGCGTTTATACACCCTTTTGCAGCTGGTTCAAGGGGGATAGAGAGCTAAGGTATAAAGATAAAGTTATCTCTACTCTTGGAGCCAAGGATGAGGGGAGCATCGGAGCGATTCAGGGAAAGACCTTTTCTCTTGTTTATTGTGACGAGATGACTCTCTACCCAGAGTCTGTTATAGACATGATAGACACGCGTTTGTCCAATCCTCACTCGATGGGGTTTGCCAGCATGAATCCATCACACCCAGGCCATAAGATCAAGCAATGGATCGACAAGGCAGAATCAGGGGACAAGAACTACTATGCTTTGCAATTTACCCTTGATGACAATCCTTACCTAGATGAGCAGTATAAGCAAAGGATCAGGGACAGCTTATCTGGCCTATTCTATAAGCGTAATTATCTAGGTATTTGGTGCCTTGCTGAGGGCGCTGTGTTTGATTTCTTCGACAAAGGAATACACGTTGTCAAAAGACCCCCAACAGCTGCTGAATACTGGATTGCTGGGATTGACTACGGAACATCCAACCCATTTGCTTGCTTGCTAATTGGCGTTAACAGCGGAAAGAGCACCCAGACTGGAAAGCAGATGTGGGTTGAGAAAGAGTACTATTGGGATCCTAAGAAAATGGGAAGGCAGAAGACCAATGCAGAGTTTGCAGATGACGTGCACAGCTTTCTTAGAGACTACCCAGTAAAATCAATATATTTAGATCCATCTGCTGAGGCCTTTCAGCTAGAGCTTAGAAGGAAGGGGATGCATGCTGTTCATGCCAATAACCGTGTGGAGGATGGGATTCAGATCGTAACTAGCGAGATGAAGAAGGGAACCGTCGTGGTGTGTGAGGAGTGCGTGAACACAATCAGAGAGATCCAAGGCTACGTCTGGGATACCAAGCAGGCTGCAAAAGGGTATGATGAGCCTCTCAAGCAAAACGATCACGCAGTAGATGCCCTTAGGTATGCAATTGCCTCGCATAAGGTGAGCACCTTTGATGCAGATGCCCACTACAGAAAACAAGAAGAGCAAATGAGACAGCGAATGCATCCTGGAGGGTACGGAGGAAGATGAGCGAACTGGACAAAGAAAGGGCAATTTCTATCTTAGAGGAAATGGGGCAAGTAATGGTAAAGCATGAGTTATCAAGGGCAGATGTGATGCGACTGTCGGCCAGTTTGATGATGAGTGTTGCTCATCAGGATAACATATCCCCGGGGGACTTTGAGACGTGCATGAAGGGTTTGGTAAGGGATTATGCGCTTAATGCAAAGCGCCTTGAAAAGGGCCGTAAATAAAGAACAATAGGAAAATCAAATGGAACAAGCTAACGTTGCTGCGTTATTCAGTAGGATAGGAAAACTTGAAATGTACCTAGTAAGTCTAATGGGTCCTATACAGGCCATCAAAGATATTGCGAAGGTGGCCGAGAGCTTCAATGACATGGGCACCAGGCTGCGCATCGCTTCTAGTACGTTTGAGTCGTCTGTGGCCAGCATAACAGAGGCCTCTAGGAGATCGACAATCTCCTCTGAAGAGTCGATACGGGCCCTGAAAGACAGGGTCGATGGGTTGGATCTGCATAGGCTGTCCCTTCAGATTGACGACATCGGAGATAGGATGTCAAAGATGGAAGGGATTTTGGGGGAAATATTGAGCAAGGGGATCAAATCAAGGCTCATTGTTTCTCTTATTGAAGGCGCGGAGGCGGAGTAGCGTGGGGTTTCCAGAGGAGTACGTTATCTTAGTGTCGCACTTCACCGCGTCTAGCGGCGATGATTTGCAAAGAGAAGTAAACAACTTCCTGGAGCTTCTAGATATGGGGCGCTTCGTGGATATAAAGTACAGCTCCATAGCGTCCCCAACCCTAACTTTCAAAGAGTACAGTGCATTGGTGATTTATAAGAGCGATGTGTAGAGAACAAACATTGAGGTACAAATGGACGAGATTGATGTATTTATGAACGAATTCGACGCTCTATTGAAGAAGTATTCCATAGACGATGTCATTTTGACTAACCGCGATGATGATGCAATGGGAAAAAGGCAGTTGATGAAAATTATAGACTCAGAAGACGGTAAATTCTTCGTAATGGTTTTTTCAGGAACCGACAAGGTCTTGTGCCCGTGCTGTAAACAAAGGGAAAAGGATGTAAGCACTTCATGTGAATTGATTGTGGATACAGTAAGGAATGATAGATATCGAGGTACAAATGAGATGGATTGAGATGACCCATAAAAACGGGGTTGATGTAGAGTATGTGAACATGGAGCTAGTAACGATGATTGTCACAAAAATAAACAAAAACAAGAGGGATGTAAAAGTTGTGTTCCACACAGCAAGCGGATCTACGACCTGGCAGCTGAGTGTTGAACATTGGATAAAGACTTGGAGGGTTTTTATGGGTAGGGAATGGCCTAGAGAGGAACCCACGCCTGGAGGAACAGGATGACAGGTTGATGGACCTGATTGCTGACAGTCAAAATGGCCGCATCTTTTAGGAGGGTGGCCGTATCTTTGAATTTTGGCCGTATTCGTGCGCAGGAACCTCTATTGCAACAATAAAATGTTTAGTGGTATGCTAAGGATTATTTTGTTGGAGGCTTGTGTCATTTTATTACCCGCCATGGAATAACGCTTTAGAGCCAAATCAAGGGAACGTCAGACAATGGTTGGACAACCTATACTCTAAATTTCAACCAATCGAGCAGGCTAGGTGGAATCAGAGTAACATCGACACTCTGTTCTACGCTGGTTCTCAGACTTACATCAATAGATACTTCAACTTCACCCCCTCTACTTCAAGCCAAAGCTTCTACTTCAATCTTCTCCAGCAGCCAATAAACATGGTTACTGGGTATCAGCGGCAGCACAGGAAGGGGATCACCTATATCCCGAGTGAAGGGGCAGATCCTCAGACTACCGACCAATACACGCGGCTTATTACTCACGTTGCAGGAACTAGCGACATCAATGAGCAATTCTCTAGGGCGTGCGAGCAGGCGGCGATCACTGGAATGGTACTGCTTCAGCCGTACTTGGACTTTCAGACAGACGACCAGGCCCAAGGGCAGTTAAAGCTGAAGCTATGGGAATACAACTCTTTCTTGGTTGATCCCTACTTTAGAAATGCTGACATGTCTGATGCTCAGTTTGTGTGGTGCCAGGAGTATATAAGTAAGCAAGAGGCTGAGTTCAGGTTCCCAGATAAGATCGAGAACATTGCTCCTATGGCTGGGACACCTCAGCGCTATGGATCATTCTACTTCCTTCCCGAGAACTACAACATGGCGCGCAATGACCTAATGGTTTTGAGCTATGTATGGTACAAGTGGAAGAGAAAGAAAAAGCGTCTTTACTCTCGCAAGCGTAATCAGTTCTTTGATTTTGCAGGAGGGGACGGGCAGCTGGAGGCGATACTTTACGGCATTCCAGATATGGAAGAGGTGACGGTAGAGGTTCCGTGCTGGAAGTTGGCGGTAATTCTTAATGACCAGCTCATGTTTCAGGGTGATAATCCTCTAGGTTTTGATGACTGTCCTTTTGTCCCTGTGTTCTGGAACTACGAGCCTCACATCAACTATTATGATCTTAGATGCCGTGGTTTGGTGCGAACCATGCGTGACAGCAACTATCTTTTAAATCGTCGCATCATCATTAATCACGACATCTCAGAGAGCACTATTCAATCTGGGTGGAAGAGAAAAGTGGGGGCGGTGGCCAATGAAGACAACCTCAAGAAATCTGGTCAAGGGTGGGATATCATCATCAACGAAGGATATGAACTCACTGATTGCGAAAAAGTCATACCTAGTTCTGTTCCTGAGTCTGATTTTGCTTTGGCTGATCAGCTTAGGTCATTGATCTTCGGGACCTCTGGGGTGGACCTGGAGAACTGGAGCGCTCAAGGCGACAAGCAGGCATCTAGTCTGACGACGATGTTAAAGCAGGCTGCCAACCTTACGGTTCTTCAAAAGTACTTCGATCAGTGGGATTACTCTCTCAAACTTGTTGGGGAAAGACTCCTTCAAGTTGCACTCAATAACTGGAATGCAGAGAAGGTAGGGTTCATGATAGGCGAGGAGCCTACGTCTCATTTCTACTCTAAAGTGTTTGCCAAGTATCAGTGTTTAGTTGAGGAAGGGATACTTACACCTACCCAGAAAAACCTTCAAGCTCAGCAGCTTCTTGATATCAACCAGACCTTTGGAAGAGAGGTGTTTCCTCCTTCCATGATTATCAAGAATATGAATCTCTCTGGTAAAGCAGAGGCCATGGATTATCTACAACAACAAGAGCAGCAAATGGCAGCTGCTGGTCAAGAGGAGCAAACGTTTAAACATGCCTTCGAAGATGCCAAACTTAAAGAACTCTACTCCAAAGCAGCCGCAAACATCGCCAGAGCCAGGGAAGATCATTCGCGCTCTGAGAGCAATTTGGGCCTTTATGAAGAACGCCTAAGCATGATCGAGAGAAACCGCGCTATGTCTCTCAAAGAGAAACAATCGGCCCTCACATCTCTTCTTGAAAATATCACCAGGTTTGGTGAGATCGAGACTCATCTTAAGCAAAATGAACTGGAGAGCATAAACTACCAGCAAATGCTCGATGAAGAGAGAGAGAAGTCAGATGTTGAGAGTAGAACTGGAGCTAATAAGTTCTTAGCAGAGATAATGGGCGGCGATCCCAATGCATTGAATCAGAGGGCTCAGTGAAAGTGTTTGCAAATGAAAAATTAAGTAGTATAATGTAAGTTAACAATATCACCCTATGAGGTAGTTATGTCAGGCCGAAGAATTGATGATCACGCAAGTTTTGCAGGAAAAGGCGGGAAAATGGTCCTTCCTGAAGGAAACAAAATTAAACAATACGAAAGTGCAGATGGCTCAGGTCATATCGGCACAATGTATCCTGATACTTCTGAGATGATTCATGCAGACCAGAAGAAAGGTGATGCTAAGGCAAAAGGACACGCGATTAAGCCTGGTTACAGGAACTAGGACCGATGGATAGCGGTCAGTTATTCCCGTGGATGTATGCGTCCCTGAGTTATTTTAACAAGGTAGTTTATGAATAAGGTTCTTCGTAATCCTCTTGAAGTCAAAAAGAAGGACATTGGGACTGCCCCATGGGATGCTGGGGGCTATACAAAGGATCAAGCGCATAGCGGGTGCATCGCGATAGGCACCGACTTTGGCGTTGGTCGCAGAACCCCTGTTGGCTCTGAGAGAGCAAAGTCTATGGCAGATGGCCCAATTCCTCAAAAATCTCACTGTTTTTCACCTAATGAAATCTTCCAAAACGAAGACCGCCGCGGCTAGTCATAGGATGTAATGGAATTGTTTATGTCTTGGGAAATAGTTCAGGGCGACTGCCTGGAAGTAATGAAGTCCTATCCAGACAATCACTTTTCATGCGTAGTGACGGATCCTCCTTATGGTATTTCCTTTATGGGTAAAGGGTGGGATTATTGCGTTCCTGGCGTCGAATACTGGAAAGAATGCCTGAGAGTAGTCAAACCTGGGGGCTATATACTAGCCATGGGAGGAACGCGCACTGTTCACAGATTGACTTGCGCAATCGAAGATAGTGGTTTTCAGATACGAGATTGCCTTATGTGGATTTATGGATCTGGGTTTCCGAAAAGTCACAATCACTTTGGACTGGAAGGGTATGGCACGGCCATTAAACCAGCATATGAGCCTATAATCATGGCAATGAAACCTTGCGATGGCACATTCAAGCAAAATATACAAAAATGGGGGCAAGCGGGGATTAATATTGACGAGTGCAGGATTGAGGGAAAATGGGAAAGATCAACTACGCACAGAGATGATATTCGTGGTGGTTCTTTTATAAAAGATTCCTATAAAACCATAGCATGTGCTCCGCAAAAATCCAATGAAAAGGGACGGTGGCCAGCCAATGTTTTGTTTGATGAAGAAGCAGCAACGATTTTAGATGAACAAAGTGGAATTGGAAAATCTGGATCCAGTGTCTCTGGGAATGTTTCTAGTGGGGCTTCTCGATTCTTCTACTGCGCTAAAGCTGGTGCGAGTGAGAGAGGGGATTCCAACAATCATCCCACAGTGAAACCTTTAAAACTGATGGAATATCTAATAAAACTTGTAATGCCCCCAAAAGATGGCATCCTCCTTGATCCCTTCTCTGGCTCAGGAACTACAATATTAGCAGCAAAGAGAATGGGGCATCGTGCTGTTGGTATAGAAAAATCACTAGAATATTGCGAAATTGCAAAGTCTAGAGTGGCTTAAATATGATAAAGAAAACGAAGACCGCCGCGGTTAACTGACAGAAGACGAGGGTTCATAAAATGACCGAAGAATGGTTCGGGAAGTCGATAGTCATATCAGACAGAGTAGTTCCGAATGAGCCGTTTCCTCCGTGGGCAGAAGCGCTTTTTGAATGGCATGGGAAAGCGTTAAAAGAGGATTACGAGGAGAAAGGGAAGGATGAAGAAAGTAAAGACCGCCGCGGCTAGTCAGCTGGGCACTGCTGGAAATGTCAAGAATGCTGAGTCCCATACAGCCCCTACCAAATATGGTATGGGGGACTACTATGGGACTGGCTTCAAGGCTCCAGTAGGTAAAATGCGCAGCGACTCCGTGGGCTTTCGTCCAGTCACAAAGAAACAACTAGGCACTCCGCCTAAGTCTGTTGTTTAGTGTTAAGTAGCGAGTGGATAAGCACACAAGATGGGGTTCCTGAAGAAGGAATTCCAGTTGTTGGGTTTGATGGAAAGTTCTGTTTTGTTGTGTATACAGAGGTTAATCACTTAGATGGTATGCGTGGATGGTACAGCGAAGAGGACCATCTTCCGTGCAATATCACTCATTGGACGCCGTTTCCAGAATCTACCAAGTAACAGTCTCATTTAATTCGATCAGATCCCCTTCGGAGGCTTGGGCATAGGCATCCAGTGGGTAACCCCCTCTGGAAACGAAATCGGCCTGCAAGATGCTGAAGCGAATGAAAGCTCTTCCAGGGGGAAGTAAGTCTCAAGCCATCCGTAATACACCTTTTTTCCGTCCGTAAATAGGATGTCCATGCAACAACGGGGCTTCTTATCGTCTAAACTAATCCATTTCATTTGATAACCTTTTTCTGTGCATTCTTCGCAATCGAATTGTAGATGTGTTTTGCCAATTCGTCTGACATGTCATCGGGATCGTCAGCTTCTAATTTTGACTTGTCAGTCTTAAACTTGTGGATGCTTTCACAAACGATGCTATTTTCGATCATCTTGCCCTTAGTGAACTGATCCCACGTCTCAGGCTCGGGAATGATCCAGATGACCTCTATTAGGTCTTTTAAGGGAAAGTACTTAAATAGCATTGAATTTGTCTGGGCAAGAGGCTTTTTTAGCCTGGGTATCCATATCAAACGGTGGGTGGGTATATTTGAGAAGTCCAGACTATTGGACTCGACAAGGAGAGCAAACCTTTCATCCATGCCTAATTCTCTTTTGTGGGCGAATATATAGAAGGGGAAGTCTCCAAATTCAGGGGGCCTTTTATCTATACACTTCTGGCAACCTTGCGATATTTCCTCAGATTGTCCCTTGAACTGGAGCAATCGGTCGTGTGTTTCTAGCCTATTTATTCTCATTTCTTGCCTTTAAATAAAGCTTTAAGTTTAATCATGTTAAATAATTCGCTTGTCGGCGTCAAGATTAAGGAGACTATGTCAGTAAATCCCCAAGAAACTCAGAATCAAGCTACTGAAGCCGCTAAGGCATCAGACAAAGAACATAACTTTGCTCAGATTAGACAGCAACTCGAAAGAGAGAGAGCAGAAAAGTTACAAATGCAGCAGAGGATTGCGCAGTTGGAGGAGGGGGTCAAGAGAGCATCTGTTTCCCACGATGACGATGACGACAGCGATCCCTATATAGATAGAAAGAGGCTTAAAAGGGAGTCTGAGAAGATTAAAACTGAGGTTACTACCGACAATCGCCAGTATGTTCAGCAAGAGGTCGCAAAGGCTCTAGCTCAAGAGCGTGAACATTCCTGGATGAAGGGTAATCCAGACTTTCACGACGTTATGCAGCACGCGCAAACACTTGCTGATAGAGATCCAGAGCTAGCTGAGACCATTTTATCGATGCCTCAAGGGTTCGAGAGGCAAAAACTTGTCTACAAGAGCATCAAGGCGATGGGGCTACATAAGAAAGAGGAGCCTAAGTCATCCATACAGGACAAGGTAGACGCAAATCGTAGAAGCCCCTACTATCAGCCATCAGGTGTAGGTAGCTCTCCCTATGCGCAAGCTGGTGATTACAGCCCCTCTGGTCAGAAGAACGCCTACCAGAAGATGCAGGAGCTCAAGAGCAAGCTTAGGATCTGAGAGGCAGCGCGATGAGTGCCCGCATCATGACAAAGAAAAAGTACTTCAAATCTTCCCCCAGGAACTGCAAGTGCTACATGTGCAGAAGGGGGATTAAGTTTGAGTGTGACGTGCACGGTCACAGAAAAAAGCAATCCAAGAAGTATTATGGGATGGATGGCTGCGAGGCGGAAACGTATTGACGCAAACTTGCAGCACTCTTTTCATGACGCAACATTGCGTCAACTTTCTGTTTACATCTAAATAATTCATAGTATATACTCTTATCTTCGTTCGTCTAACGTCATAGGCACACGTATTTGTCCTTTCGTAGAGGTCAAAACCTACTCCGCTGTAGTTTGTTCTAAATAGACGTTCCAGGGTTCGTCTCCTTGAATGGGTGCAGAAGAGGGTCAATGGAAAACATAGGTATTCTATGTCCATTACGACTACTGGGAATCTAGGCCCTATGATCTTGCAGTCGCTTGCGCCTGCCATGCTCTACGTGCCAACTCCCACAATGAATTATATTTTAGTTTGTGACAAGGTCTCGATGCCCGCAAATGGTGGCACGACTTGTCGTTTTATGAGACCAAGAGCGTTGGTACCACCTACTGTTCAATTAGGAAACAGCGGTATTGATCCTCCAGCTCAAGTTCCACAGCGCGATATTATCGACGCTCAGATGGCGTTCTTCGGTACGGGCTGCATCATCAACGAGCAGGTTATTCTTCAGGACCAAGAGGGAGTTCTCGCTTGGATATCTGAGAGACTTGCAGTTGCAATGCGTCAAGCTGAAGACATCATCCTCCGCGACTACATTGTATCAGCTGCTAGCCAGTTGAATGCAGGTGGCGGAGCAAACGGAGACAATCCTACTAACCTAGGGGTTTCTGATTTTAGTTTAGTGGCTACTACCCTAGATACAAATAACGCTTATAAGTTCATGAGCGGTATCGAAGGGATGGATCGCTTTGGAACAGGTCCAGTACGTTCAGCATATTTCATGCTGTCCTCTACTGAGCTACAGACAGATTTTGATGGATTGACAGGTTCTGGTTTCTTATCACAGTGGAATTATCCTACTAATGCATCTGCATTACCAAGCGAATATGGTTCTGTTTTCAACACCAGGATCTTAACTAGCTCTGAAGCACCAGTTGCACGAGCTGCATCCCCTAAGGGTAACGATGTATATTACAACTCTGTGGTAGGTAAACAGGGGGTCACTCACATTAATCAGGATGGATATTCCATGAACCTGATTTATCGTGATCCATACTACTCTGGTATGCTCGCTCAGAATGCGACATTGGCAGTGAAGTTTGCCCAAGCGCAAGCTATCACACAAGATACAGCCATCCGAAACCTTCTTTCCACAAGACTTTCGTCTTTAGGAGTGTAGTATGACTGAATATTCAAGAATGGCGAAGGGTAACTTTACAGCTACTTCAGCGTCTCAGATTGTCACTCTTCCGTTTCAACCTGATTTTGTTGAACTATGGAACTACACAAACATCAAGACAGCTGGCGCTCATGCGGTGACCAAAGCTTGGTGGGATGTAAGTTTATTTGATGGGGCTAATAACCCAACAATGGTTCAGCTTTACACAAGCGGCGCGACAGTGAGCGTGTTCGATACTATTCAAACAAATGGTATCGGTGTGTTCTCTGGGGGACAACTTTTGCAGTACGGAGCTGCCTACCAACATACTGGTAGCACAGACTTCTCCATAACAAAGGCATACCCAGCGGTTGTAACAACAACTAGCAACCACAACTTGCAAACTGGTGATGTGGTAATCTTCTCTAACCTGATCCAAACATCAACCACTGGTATGCAGCAAATGGCTGGCATTCCTATGATGGTCACTAGAACAGGTGCGATGACGTTCACAGTCAACTGGAACACTAACCAATCAAACTACACCGCTTTCAACACATCCACTTCAACAAATAACGCTGGATCTTACAAGAAAGTCTTGTATCCACAGCTTTACTTGCCACAAGATGTTGCAGTTAGCGTAGTTACTACTGGATCTACAACAACGATCTCCACAGCTATGCAGCATGGTGTTCGTGTAGGTCAAGAGGTTGCGTTTAGAGTTCCCGCTGCATGGGGAACCACACAGTTGAATTCACTTCCAAACTCAGTAACGCCTGGATCTCCTGTTTATGGATATGTCATATCTGTGACAGATGTTCAGAACTTTGTAGTGAATATCAACTCATCTAGTTACACAGCATTCAATTCGAACCAACCTTTTGCGTCTGTTTCTGGACAAACATTCTCACAAGTCGTTCCAGTTGGTGATGTCAATACTGGAGGAACTATCATTTCTTCAGGTTCACCATTGTACCCATCTCCTCAATGGTCTTATGCAACACAAGATGATAGCTCTACTATCAATGGTCCTGCAATCAGAGGATCGTTCATCAATAACACATCTCAAGGCTTCACAATTGGGCCTGGAACATGTGCTGTTGATACGACATCTGTCATCATGGCTAGCACGAATGTCATTTACTGGCATGCGTACACTCATGACATTGCAAAACCTTAAGGTAAGCATCTGGGAGGGGAAACCCTCCCTTAATTTATAGGTGGAAGATGGCAATCGCTCCTGAACGAAACCCTCCCCTGAACCCTCAATACTACAATCCGAGTCAGTTCTTCATCTCTGCTGTGACACTTGGTGTTACGACGACGATAACTGCGACGGCAGATCTTAACTTTCCAGTTGGACAAGAGATCAGGCTGCTCATTCCTACTACCTTTGGATGCAGACAGCTCAATGGGGTTACTGGGTTTGTTATCTCTGTCCCATCCTCTACTCAGGTCGTTACATCGATAAACTCCTCACAAAATGTCGATCCGTTCATCGCTTCCTCTGCGACAACTCAGGCTCAAATCATCCCAGTTGGAGATATCAATAGCGGTCAAATTAATTCTTCAGGCAGAATAAATAATTTAACGTATATCAACGGAAGTTTCATAAATATCTCACCCGCATAGGACGCATATGTCAGACGAAAAGAAGCCAAAAACCTCATCCTCCTTCGCTCAAAGAGAGCTAGATAAAGTGGAGAAGCAGTTTGATGAGTTCGATCAGAATGTTAAAGCCCTGACTCAAGATAGAATGAATGAAGCACCAAGAGTGGAAGTTGAGCAGCAGACTAAGATCTCTGCAAAGGAGATGAGCAAGAATGCAGACATCTACCTGAAACCTGTGAGAAGCATCTCTTCTAGAGAGAAGTTTAACGAGGAGTACAGAAAAGATTATATGTATCAGAGCGAGCTTGTGTACTTCATTGCTGAGAACAAGGAGCTAAGTGGAGAGACCATCGACACTTGGACAAAGCCTTTCCCTGGTATGCCAGCTGAAGAGTGGAAAATCCCCTGCAATAAGCCTCTTTGGGGTCCTAGGCATTTGGCAGAGCAGATCAAGAGATGCTACTACCACAGACTGGTAATGAGAGATCAATCCACCTCAGTGGATGGCATGGGAAGTTACTATGGGACATTGGCAGCTGACACTACAGTGCAGCGTTTGGATGCCATCCCAGCTACCAAACAAAAATCTGTTTTCATGGGGTCTAGCTCGTTCTAGTAAAGATTATGCTTCATTTACATAAATAGGTTGTATGAATTTATTGTCAGATGTCATCACGTACATTCGTAGGATCGTTAAGAGTCCATCTAATGCCCAACTCACTGATAATCTGATCATAGATTATATCAATCGTTTTTGGTTGATGGATGTCGACGCTAGGATACAGCTGTTCGATTTGAAGACTAAGTATAACTTTCAGACGATTCCTGGCATCTGCGACTACAACATGCCTCTCTATAGTATTCAGGTGCAGCCAGGTGGTCAAGATATAGCGAGTTTTCCTGTGTATCAGGGGTTTTCTGATCCATGTTATGTTAATGGAATACAGGTACCGTTTTACAGCGATAGGAATTCTTTCTACAAGTTGTGGCCGAACTACATTCAACAGTTCCAGCAGGTAGTGACAGGTGACGGGGTAAGTACATCCTTTACATTTACAATACCAGACTTCCCGCTGATACCAGGACATGTGGATATGACAGGTGTAATCGCTGGAGGTTTTACTCAGGATCCATTATTTGTATCTGCATTCAGTCTGAACGGTGCGTACATCTCAATACCGAGTACTAGTTTTACTCCCGCGGTGTATATCACGTATACAAATGCTAACGGAAGCAATACGGTGATTACTGACAGCGGAGTATTTTTAGCTAGCGGTACTGGTGAGGATTTGTACGGTTTACTCATGCAACCTGGAGCTCCTCCAAATGGCAATTTACCGCTGTCGTCCAACATGTACAGCACTACTCAAAATACTGTAAACTACAATACAGGTACTGTAAACGTTACATTCCCTACAGCTCCACCAGCTGGCGTTCCAATACAAGCACAGTGTTATTTCTATGAGCAGGGATTGCCTAGGTCGTTGCTATTCTTCAACAACACAATAACTATTCGTCCTCCACCAAATACTCAGTATCTTATAGAGCTAGATGCATATCTCTCACCAGCTGCCTTTCTGTCTTCATCATCGGCATTACCATTTGGATATATGGCCGAGTATCTCGCTCGTGGCGCTGCTAGAAAAATACTCAGCGATACTGGGGATGTTGAACAGTTTATGTTCTACGAACCGTTATTCGTTGAGCAAGAGAGACTTGTGTGGAAGAGGAGCCAGCGTCAATTTACATCCACTCGTACTGGAACTATATTCTCAGAAGTACAAAACCAAAATGCTAACAACGTAGGACAGGGCGCAGTATGACACTTCCTTACAACACATCTGTTCCAAATTCTCCAAATGATCCCTCATTTGATCAGCCAGACATGAAGACAAATACTCAGTCGATAAACTCTATTATCGGAGTAGATCATGTCACTTTCAATACATCAGGTGGTGGACGACACCTGCAAGTTACATTCAATTCCAATAACGTTCCAACACCTCCAGTATCGCCACCAGTACTTTTTACTAATATCCAAGATGGTGCTGGAAACAACTTGCCAGGTGGATTACCGCAGTGGTTTTTCTACTCAGGAGATGCAGCGCACAGTAGAAACCAGTATGTATCTACTAGTAACGGGAGTACATTTTTAGCAGGCGGAGTAATCCTAAAATGGGGCACGGTGAACATAGCTCCTGGGTTTACTCAAACTATTGCATTTCCTGTTGCATTTCCAAACGGATGTTTCACAGTAGTACCAAGCATCAGTGTATCTACAGTAGCTCCGAGTACAGCAACACTGACTGTCCAAGCGGGTGCTTTTACGACTACTGGTTTTACTCTGACTACTAGTAGCACGAGTAAGATTACTACTATCTGCTATATAGCTTTAGGTAACTAGAATGGGCGAGAAAATCCTCGTAGGTCCTATCCCGAGTGGTCTTCGAACGGATGTAACTGCATTTAACATAGATAATGGATCATTCCCTCTTCTGATAAATGCATACCAGTGGCGTGGAAGGATCAAAAGGAAAAGGGGAACATCTTTACTTAATCGCGGAACGAGATTTTTCTCCTCGACATCTGCTTCGTACAACTCGGGAACTACTACTATCACCTTGAGCGGTGGGGGAGCAGGGAATATCCTCACTGGATTCTCATTGCAAACCAATGCAGGTATAGTACCTGGCTCTGTGACTATCACAATAGGCGCAAATACATACACAGATCCTTCGATGAATGGGACACTGTCTGGCCCGAATGCTGGTACGATTAACTATGCAACAGGTGGCATTATAATAGTCGCAGAGGCTGGAAATTCCGCTAGTGCAGTGTTCAATTACTATCCAAATCTACCTTCGATGGGGATCGAGGATCTAATACTCAATGCGAACCAATTTCCAGGGACGCTGGCCTTTGACACAACCTATTCATACAATGTAGTGAATAGTTCTCCGTACAACGTATACGACGTGAGTTTCTACAAAAATCCACCTACTGCATCCTATCCTGGGTACGTGCAAAAGACTACTGTAACTCCAACATCTTGGAATGGTCAAAACTACCAGCAGGTTTGGACTGTCAACGATCAAGGAGCGCTCTGGGCTAGTAATGGGATCACATTTCCATTCTCTAATAGCAATATAGGGATGCAGTTTAAGCCGATCGTTGCAACGATTGTTACTGCGGGCGGTCCTCCCGCACTTGTTAATCTTCAAATTACTGCACACGGGCTCTCACGAGGTGACTTTCTATTCATAAATGAAGTACCCGCTGGTACAACGGGTATAAATTTCCAGACTGGATATGTAACGGTAGTAGTAGATGCCAATAACGTTACTGTAGAATTTCCACAGGCTGTACTCGCGGGCAATAGCGCTGGCGGTATCGCCCAGTATCTTACTAATAGATCTGATGTAACCAAAGACTGTCTTAGGTGGTATGATGGAGACCCTACAAATGGGAGCTCAACAAACCCAGTACTGAATGGCAATATGGGATGGGTAAATTTTGCTCCTCCTCTGTCTCAGTTCTCGTATTCGATAGCAGAAACTCCACCTGCTCAGTACTACTTGGTCGGGGCAAGAATGATTGTACCTTTCAAAGATAGATTACTATTCATAGGTCCAGTAATTCAGACCTCTTCTGTCGGATCCCAAATCTACTTGCAAGACACTATCATATATAGTCAGAACGGTACTCCGTACTACACATGTTCATTCAACGGGAGTAGCGCAATATCTGCTGCCACAGTTTTTACTCCGATACTAGTACCAACCAACCAAACAGCTACATGCAATTCATATTGGGAAGATGTAACAGGTCTTGGAGGGTTCATATCTGCTGGATACTCGCAGCCAATAAATACAGTATCGACAAATGAAGATGCGCTCATCGTCGGCTTCAACAATATACAGAGCAGAGTAATATACAGCGGTAACGACATCGTTCCATTCAACTTCTTCCAGGTTAACTCAGAGCTCGGTAGTGGAAGTACATTTTCAGTGATCAACTTCGATAGAGGAGTACTCACAATTGGTCATCAGGGAATACTGCAAACAGCTCAAGTTGGATCGCAGCGAATAGACTTGGATATCCCTGATCAGGTATTTCAATTCAATCTTACCAATAGTGGCGCTGCCAGGGTAACTGCGCAAAGGGACTATATAAACGAGTGGG